GGGTTACCCTCAATTAGTAATTTAACTCAAGGACTGCAATCTGGAAGACAACCATTATCATCGTTGGTTTCAACTGGGCTATCTCCTGCAGCCGCAGCATCATTAACAGCAAGTATGAATTCACTAAGTACTGCTAGTCCCTTTCCTATAAAAATGCCAACAGTAGCTGAAAATACAATTAATAGAAGTGAAATATCTTCTCAGATCGGTAACTTGTTGGGTGACAAGAAAGTTCCTGTACCAGACTTTTCGGGACTGACTGCGACCACGATGCGAGACTTATCACAATCTGAAATTACTGCATATGATGTAAATAAAAAAGAAATTGAAACATTGTCCGATGCTCGTTTTGCTTTAGTTAAAGCCGAAGCAGATGCAAGATATACCCTTAGTAAAGCTAAACAAGATTTACCACAAGGTGATCCTTCTATACCCGCGTTAGAACAAGCAGTTGAAACAGCTAAAAATAACATAGACGAATTGGATAAAAAAGTAATAGCATTACAAAATACGCAGTATACACTAACTACCGGTAAACCACTACCGTCAAGCTCAACTATTACGTCAGCATAAATACATCATGCCCTCATACATTGGATTCAGCACTATAAATGCTTACACACCGCGTTCTACGAACCTTCCCACTGGTCCGGCAGCTGGTACAGGATCGGTAATTAACCCATATAAAGTAGGGAGCCAATTTGGATTAGTTGATGCACCATTGGTTATACAAGATTTAATCAATGCATTAAATATTCGTCAAGGGGAGAAGGTGGGAAATCCTAGCTATGGAACTACCCTTTGGAGTTTTGTATTTGAACCAAACACCGCAGATGTGCAATTTCAATTAGAAAACGAAATACGCAGAGTAGCCAGTCAAGATCCCAGACTTATATTAAACACTGTTCGTGCATTTCCACAAGAAAACGGCATATTGCTAGAAGTTGAAATGGCTGTATCTCCGTTCAATCAAGCTAATCTATTAAGCGTATTCTTTAATAGTGCTACTAATATAGCAGTTTTACAATAAAGCTAAAAAACCTAGTTTATTAGGTATGATAAATACTTAAAAGAGAATAACTATGGCAACCTCATCAAGACAATCAGCATTATTCGGGGTCAATGACTGGAAAGCCATTTACCAAACCTTCAACCAAGCCGACTTTCGTAGCTACGACTATGAAACATTACGTAAAAGTTTCATTGATTACTTACGTGCATATTATCCTGAAACATTCAATGATTATATTGAAAGTTCAGAATTTATTGCCCTACTTGATGTTATGGCGTTCATGGGACAAGGTCTTGCTTTCCGTAATGACTTAAATGCTCGTGAAAATTTCATTGATACGGCTGAACGCAGAGATAGTGTTATCAAGTTAGCAAACTTAGTTAGTTATACTCCTAAAAGAAATTTAGAAGCACAAGGTTATTTGAAAGTAACAAGTGTTCGTACTACTCAAAATATCATAGATTTAAATGGGTTTAATCTAGGAAATGTTCCTGTATTATGGAATGATCCTGCCAACCCAAATTGGCTAGAACAATATAATACTATCATTAATGCGGCATTAATCAATACTCAACGTGTTGGATTGCCAGCCAACTCATCACAAATTCTTGGAGTAAAAACAGACGAATACACGTTACAGATTCCTGCAGGGACAGTGCCAGTAGTACCGTTTAGCACTTTAGTTAACGGTTTAAATATGAATTTTGAATTGTGCAGTGTGAGTACAGTTGGAACAGATTATGTTTATGAAATTCCTCCTGCACCAACGAATACATTCAATATGCTATATCGCAATGATAAATTGGGATATGGTAGTCCAAACACAGGGTTCTTCTTTTACTTTAAGCAAGGTACATTGACAAATTTTGACTTTACTCTACAAAATCAAATTTCAAATCAAGTAATTGATATTGGAGATATTCAAGGTGTTAATAACACTGATACTTGGTTGTATCAGATTAGTCAAGTTAATGGATCATTTGGATTATGGAAAATAGTAGATAATATCTACGCTGATGCATACTTACAAACTGAAAGTTCTGTAAAACAAATTTACTCAGTTAATAGCAGATTTAATGATCAAGTTAGTTATATATTTGGTGACGGGGTTTTCAGTCAAATCCCAGTTGGTACGTTCAGAGCATATGTACGTGCAGGCAATGCATTAACTTATACTATTCAACCTACTGAATTACAAGGTCTATCAGTATCAATTAATTATGTGAGTAGAGTTGGCAGAATTGAAACACTAACAGTAGGGTTGTCATTGCAAGTACCAGTGTCAAACGCACAAGTTCGTGAATCATTAGCAAACATTAAACAACGTGCGCCAAGTCGTTACTACACACAAAATCGCATGGTCAATGGTGAAGACTATAACAATTTTCCATATACATTGTATAGCTCAATCATAAAATCAAAAGCTATCAATCGCAGCAGTGTTGGGGTGAGTAAGAATTTAGACTTACTTGATCCAACTGGAAAATACTCTAGCACAAATAGTTATGCAAATGACGGCGGTGTTTGGTTAGACAACAATAATGGCTATGCAACGCTAACTATAACCAGCACCGGCGATATTATTACGTTCTTGACCGGAACATTGGCTTCTATCTTAGAAGACAACAGATCATCACAATACTATATTCAAAATTATACTAGATATAGTATTGATAGTGCATCGGGTGACGGGACATTGTACTGGAACACTAGTACCGTAGATGCTAACAGTTTAACAGGGTATTTTTACAACATCACTAACGGAGGGGAAAATCCAGTCCCAGTAGGAACATATTCTACATATAACGCAAAGTATATTACACCGGGTGCATTGCTTAAATTTATAGCACCGTCGGGTTATTATTTTGATAGCAATAATAGATTAGTAAGTGGAGTAGCAGGTCCATCAAACACTACATATATTTGGACTACAGTATTAAATGTAATAGGTGATGGATTCAATAATGGCATAGGTCAATTTGCAAATGGGTCAGGTCCTATAACTTTGAATGGTTATGTTCCAGCCGAAGCAATATTAACAACAGTTATACCTTCATTCAGTAACTCATTGCCCAATAGTGTCATACAAGAATGTATTGTTAGATTAGATTTACAACAAAACTTTTCATTAGTCTTTAACAATTCACTGACTGTTAATCAAAATCGTTGGAGTATTGACATTTACAATTCATCTAACTATTTTGTAAACTTTGAAAGTGTAGGTTATAATAGATACACTGTAACATATCGTTCACTAGCATATTACTTTGGTAGTGTTGCTGATACTAGATTTACATATGATGCAGGTAAATTAGTGTATGACCCCTTCTCTGGAATTATACTTCAAGACTTTGTTAAAATGTTGGTTACCAATACACAACCAAATAGTAATTACGCACTAAGTAATCCTATATCTACTAGTATAGTTGGGCAGACTGTTGAAAGTGACGGTTACATAAATGATTTTGAAGTTGAGGTTGCTAGTATTGATGTTAATAATAGAAGTATTATAGAGAATCCTGATTTCTTTAATGAAATCACTGGATATGTTACTGGTAGTACAAATATTGGTGTATATGCATTCTTTGAAACAATTCAAGATGCTATAAATTTAAGTCGGCAAGATTTGATAGCTTCTACTATAGTATCATATCAATATTCAACTACTACACAAATTGAAATTGTAAAATATGAATATCCTGTTGGTCAATTATTCTATGCATATTCTGAAAACGTGTTCTATATAACTGTTCAAGATCCAACGATATCAACACCATTTTTTACACTAGTAGTTCAACCTCAATATAGCATGAAGCCTGGACGCCAAGGATTGCAATTCCAATATCGTCATAATAGTAATAATACTACACGTATTGATCCTGCTACAACAAACATTATTGATTTGTATGTAGTTACACAGTCATACTATACTCAATATCAGAATTGGATTCAAGACACTACAAACACTGTGCCTTTGCCATTGAGACCTACTATTAATCAATTAAGCAACGAATATAGTCAGATACAAGATTATAAAATGTTAACAGACAGCGCAATATTAAACAGCGTAGTGTTCAAGCCATTGTTTGGTCCTAAAGCAGCATCTGCATTAAGAGCAACTATAAAAGTTATTAAAAATTCTAACACTAATGCTAGCGATAGTGAAATTCGTAGTGCAGTATTAACACAAATGAATACGTATTTTAATATTAACAATTGGAACTTCGGCGACACTTTCTATTTTAGTGAATTAAGTGCTTATATTCACACTAACATAGGTGACTTAGTAAGTTCTTGTGTATTGGTACCCAACGATCCCTCACTACATTTTGGAGATTTATATGAAATTAAATGTTTGCCATACGAAATCTTTGCTAACGCAGCTACATCAAATGATGTAATTGTGATAGCAGCACTTACACCCGCCGAATTGCAGATAGCATAAGTATAGTATAGAGATTAATAAATATGGCATCAAGAATTAGAACATTAGATTTTCTTCCAGAAATATTTAAAACCAAGACCAACGCACAATTTTTAGCAGCAACGCTAGATCAATTGGTAGCACAACCCAATATTAAAAGGATTCAAGGGTATATTGGTAGCAAATTTGGATATGGTGTTAATGCTACCGATCGGTATGTAACCGAACCCACTAAAACAAGAACTGATTATCAATTGGATCCAGGTGTTATTTTCTTAAAAGAAAACAATTCCACTGCAAAAGATTTCATTAGTTATCCTGGAATTATAGATGCATTGAGTTTAGAAGGTGGATTAACTGCGGATAACAATAGACTATTCAATAGTCAGTTTTATTCATGGGATTCATTTACTAATTTAGATACAATCATTAACTTTAACCAATACTATTGGTTACCGGAAGGACCCGAGCGTGTAGTAGTTGCTTCTAATATAGTATACAATGCAGAAAACTTTATTGTTCAACCCGAAGCAAACTACTATTTAATTTCTTCAGAATCTCTTGCGACCCCTAGTGCTAACCCAACATTAACTTTATTGAGAGGTGGACAGTATACCTTTACAGTGAATCAACTTACTGAGTTTTGGATTCAAGGAGTACCCGGTGTTACTGGATTAAGCCCAACCGAACGCAATGTACAAACTCGTGATGTATATGGGGTTATTAACAACGGGGCAACCAATGGAGTTGTTACCTTTTCTGTCCCTCAGAAAAATGCATTAGATGATTTTATTTTCCCAGGCGATAATACAGTGGGTGTTGTTTCAACATTACCATTTGATCAAGTAAACGGAGCATTAGTAAATGATATAGGAGGTATTGACGGAGTAACCGCATTAGCCGGATTAACTGTAATGTTTTACAACACCGGCGTACCAAATGAAAGTGGCTATGTTGATAAATTCTTTGACCAAACATTATATGATGAAAATGGCGGAGTAAACTACAATGAAAGTATAGATTATCCCGGATCATCAATATTCAACAATAATTATGAAGGCGGATACTATACTGATGTATCTGCAACTTTCTACACCATTAGTTTGTTAGGAGATATTGATAATCCTCAGATTCAATTGACTGCTACCGCAGCAATCCCCACTAATGAAAAAATAACTGCAACATATGGTTTAGAGTGGGCAAACAGAAATTTTTATAGAAGTTCAATTGGTGTAATAACATTGCAGCCATACAACAGTGCTATACTAGATAAATTGTATTATCAAGATGGTACTATTCCCGGTCGGGTTGGTGTTATCAATTTGATTGAGAACAATATTACAAATCAAATTAATGTAGAAACTGACATTTTGGGTCAGACCACCTATACTGCAAAGAACGGTGTTGTTTTTACTAATGGATTAAAAGTTATTTTTCAAGGTGATATATATCCTGAAAGTTTCAATAACGTAGAATTCTATGTTGAAGGTGTAGGGACCGCAATTGAATTGATACCTGTAACTACACTTGTTTCCCCTGGTTTATTCGCTGCGGGTTCATATATTCCGTACGATACTACACCGTACGATATGAGTAACTATGATTCAAATTTGTACATTCCAATCAATCCTGATTATATAACTATTGCTAGAAATTCTATTAATAGAAATGCATGGTCAAGAAGCAATCGTTGGTTTCATATTGATGTTATTAATGCCACAGCAACATATAACAATGCTCCCGAGTTAGTTACTGAATATACTCAATTGGGTAATAAAGCAAAAAGACCTATTATTGAATTCTATCCTAATCTTAAATTGTTCAATAGTGGTGCTGTGGGTAAAAACCCTATTGACTTCATTGATACTAAAACAACCGATGCATTTACTTATGTGGCTGGTCAACCTAATTATTACCCAGATACAGCTGGTTATACAACTGCTAGCGCAATTATTGCGCCGGTAACCGGCGCAATAATAAAGACTGCAACTGCAACTATCTCATTAATAAATCAAGTAGTATTAGATAACACAACTGGATTGCATGTCAATGACACAATAACTTTCACCGGCACTGCGTTTGGTGGAATCAGCACAAGTCCCACAAATAATTCTAACTTATACTATGTGCTTGAAATCGTAAATTCTACTAATATTATAATATCAGCTACTAATCAAGGAACTCCAGTAACAGTAACTTCTAGCTCAGGCTCAATGTCAGCATCAGTTTACCCATATAG